TTGCGTCATATCAAAATTGGAGTTAACAGATAACGTTTGCAGCAACACTTCCTCACTTCATGGTCTAATTCCTAAAAACACTAATCGGTACTTTACTTCTAAAGCGCCGATAGTTGTATCGGAATCAACACTATTAGCGAGTGTAGCAACAAGAGCAAGTAAGAACGGTGAATCGACGGTTGTTGCACCACCAATTACACGAATAATCTTAGGGTCGCACATACGTTGTGGTACTTGTAACCACGGTGAAGAACTCTTAATAGGAACAGTACTATGGGGGCTTAATCGAACGATAGCCTCGCGCGTAGTAGGTGAAGTAGAAGTGCGGTTATAGTCTATTCCCATCGAAAGATTACCAGAAGTTGTAGAAGCCATATCTGAAACAAATCTGTAAGAAACTGATTCTATGCGATAGTTGTCATAGATCTCAGAGTACTTCTTCAGAACGGATCCAGTTGTTGTAGCAGGGTTAAATAAGACTGAAGTTGACAAAGACTTAGATCCTTTGGGTATAACAAGAGAACTAATTTGTTCAGTTCCCGTTACTGGAGCGCTCATGTTAGTGAGATTAGGGCCCGAAGAGTTGGGCTGACGATTAACACGAGTCTTTTGTTTAGACATGGGGGTTTTGGGCTTGGGTAAGGTTTTCCTTCTTGGAGCCATTTTGACGGTTAAGTAATTTACGTTTTAGGGTGTGTTGGTAAGTTTTCACACCTTCTTATTTAAGGCGCCAGGCTTAAGGCGCCGTACCGGATGTTCGAATCTACATTTCTTCCCGTGTGGGCAAACTTTGTTGGCAGTAACAAATTTGCACTTGACAGGTTTTAGAGCCACGGGCTTACAATCAGCGTCACGAATTTGATTGTTAACCACTGCCGTTATTTCTATCTTGGGTTCATGATGAAATAATTGTCCTACGAACAGAGAGGACAGCTCATTAGTGGAGTCAATAATAGAAAATATCTCTGATGTTTTAATGACTTCCGCGGCGTGGGTCTCTAACATTGTAGCGACTATTTGTTCAGCTAATTGACGATCTTTAAGAGGAGGGAATGGCCCATGTTTGCTTGCGTATGATGTTTCCTTAGCCAAATATGAGGAGTGCTTCTGAGCGAGAACTTCAAGGCTCTCTTTGCTATATTTAGCATCCGTTATCCTAATCACCGCACCAGCCCACTCGGATAGAATAG